CAAACAATCAAAGAAAAAAGAGATAACGCTCCAGCAGTAGTCGTGAATAAATATGTAGAAAAATATCAAAACGCAGAGGAAGTTGTATTGAATAACAACAATAGTTCAAATAACAATAACGCTAATGATTTAGGAATGGGTGCAACGTTTAATAACGACGACGATTTACCATTTTAGGAGTTGAATGTAGATGGCTTATGGTTGGATTTGTATCCACAGAAAAATACAAGACAACATAATATGGAATGACAAGCCTTTTTCAAGAGGTCAAGCGTGGATTGATTTAATAATGTTGGCTAATCATGAGGACAAGAAAATTATTTTTAATGGAAGTGTTATAGAGGTCAAGAGGGGCGAAAAAATAACGTCCCTCAGAAAATTATCTGAACGTTGGGGTTGGAGTATAACGAAAACAAAAAAGTTTTTAAATTTGTTAAGTGATGAAAAAATGATTAACTATAAAAGTGACAGTAAAAAAACAGTCTATAGCATAGTAAATTACGAGATTTATCAAGACAATGAAAACACAAAAAGTAACACTGAAATAACACTGAAAGAAAACAAAAATAAAACAGAAATAAATCAAAAAGAAATCAAAAAGAAACAAACAACAATGAATAACAATAATATAACAATGAATAACAATGATAACAACACTACAGGTGTTGTTCCCTCTCCAGAAGAAATGGATTTAGATAATCCAAAGTTGGCTGAACTAATAAAACTATACGAAGATTGTGGTTTTGGTTTAATATCTCCATATAGTGCTAATATGTTGAGGGATTACATGGAGATGTATAGCTTTCAGTGGGTAAAAGAAGCCATTCAGATTGCAGAGCAAAACAATATTAGGACATTGGCATATATCAATGGGATTTTGAAGAAAAAGAAAGCAGGAACGAATAAACCAAAAAACAATTATGGGAAGAAACAAACATATTACAGACCAAAGCAGGACGATGACATATCTGAGAAATCAAGAAACTTAAATAACAAAATTATAAGTAATTTCATGGAGAAGACGAAAAAAGAAGAGGTAAATACAAATGCTATTGCTATGCAGAGAATGCAAGAGGAGTTTAAAAAGATGAGGGAGAATAATGAAAAGATATAGCAAGTATAACGCGAAAAAGAAAGTTGTAGACGGACACACCTTTGACAGCAAAAGAGAAGCTGAAAGATATTGTGAATTGAAACTACTAGAAAAAGCAAATGAAATTAGGAATCTGGAATTGCAACCTAGATTCCTTTTACAAGATAAATTCAAGGACAGAAATGGAAAAACACACAGAAAGATTGAGTATGTTGCTGATTTTATGTATTTAGACAAGGACGATAAGAAAATCGTTGAAGACGTCAAAGGCGTTTTGACTGGTGTATATAAGCTGAAAAAGAAATTGTTTTTGAATTTGTACGATAGTGAATATGATTTTAGGGAGATTAGATGAAAAAAACAAACATTAAAGTCAAATTTAAAGATAATACGGAACGTATATTTGATGCTAATTCATTTAGACTTGGTTATGACGGATTTTATGATTTAAAATTTATTGATGAAGAAGATAGGGATATGCTTGTAGCTTCTGTATCAGTAAATGAAATTAAATATTTAATATTTGTGGAGGTGGAATAATGATACCGAAATTTAGAGCTTATTTTGATAGATACGAAAGAATGATATATAGCATTGGTGTTGTGAATGAAAATTGTATTTTAGTTGATTTTAATGGAGATGGAGATTTAGAGACTATATTTCTAACAAATGATATAAGTTTAATGCAATCCACAGGTTTGAAAGATAAAAAAGGTAATGAGATTTACGAGGGAGATATATGTGCTTACTATTATGGAGATGTTGCTGAATATTGCGAGGTTAAGTGGAGCGATAAATATAGCACATGGATGATAGAAGGTGATTCTGATATTGAGTTTTTAAGGGATTTTGCAAGACATATCTCATCTGAAGTAATAGGAAATATTTACGAAGATCCAGAATTATTAGAAGAGGTGGAAGAATGAAAATAAAAGATTTTTTAGAATGGTTTTCTGGTATTGACCCAGAAAGTGAATTGAAATTTGATTTGTTTGAGGAAATTATCAATGGAAATGGAGATTGTACGGAAAGATGGTCTCGATTATTTGCTGAAGATTTGGATTATGTTGATGAGGACGGAAATACACACTTAACATTTGTGTGGTTGGATTGAGAGGTAAAAGAATGAACAATAAAAGTTTTGGAGAATTAAAAGAGTTAGTTTTGGAGTGGGCAGAAGACAAGGACTTGCTACACAGTGAAAACGCTGATAAACAATTTATGAAATTTATTGAGGAAGTTTTCGAATTTAAGAGTGAAATGGATTTTGTAGATTTGAAATTAAATTATAAAGAACCAACACAGGATTTAAAACTTGAATTAGGCGACGTTATGGTTACGTTGATAGTATTATCTAAGCAACTAAACGTAGATATTGTAGATTGCTTGAACATGGCTTATGAGAAGATTTCAAAGCGTAAAGGTAAGACAATTAATGGAACTTTTATCAAAGAGGAAGACTTATAATGAATCGTAAACAACGCAGAAAGGCAGGAATAAAAACAAAAGTTCCAACATATCGATTTACACAAGAACAACTACATGCAGAAATAAACAAAAGAATTGACAAATTCAGAGAAGAAATAAGAGACGATGTAACAGATAAGGCATTGAGGGTTATAGCGTATGTTCCGTTAATAGTTTTACACGATAAGTGGGGATTTGGAAAGAAAAGACTAGAAAAATTCTTATTTGAGTTTGCTGAACAAATAGATTGTCTTGAAAATAAGTATGTTAGTTTTGACGATATGATCGCAGCAATTAAACAAGAAACTGGATTAAATGTAGATGACTATATTAAGTTTTGAGGTGATGCAGATTGAATGGATACACGAGGAATAAACTCTCCAGAGAAATTAGGAAATATTATTTGACAAAAGAGGGACTACTTGCTGTTGATGAAAAGATGAGAGAACTACAAGATAAAAAGCTCAGAGTAAAAGGGATTGATATGAGTGTTGCTCCAAATTTTGGAGGCGGTAGTAGGTATGAAGACTCACTACTTGATATCATAAGTGATTTAGATATGCTTGAAAAGAATAAAAAAATAATGTTGCAAAGTTGTAAAGCCGTTGAGAAATGTTTTGAGGGAATGAAAGAATTTGAAAAAGAATTATTACTTAAAATGTATGGAGAAAGGTGCAATATAGACAAGTTATGCAGACATTATAGTTATAGTAGAGGAAATCTATATAAAATATCAAACAAGGCGTTAGAAGAGTTTGGACTTTTACTATACGCAGAAGATTGATAAAAAAACAAGGGATTGCGAAAATATTGAGACAATTTCATGTGTTTATTATGATATTATGATATTGGGAAATAGTTAATAAAAGTCATATATTTCACCTTCTATTTTTATATTTTTAACCAAAGTCGATATCAAAAAAAGATATCGGCTTTTGTTTTGCATAAAAAGAGGGAAAGGAGAAAAGGATTGAAAAAGAAAATTGAAAACATAGTCTACAAGAATGTTGATGAGCTTATTCCATACATCAACAATCCAAGAGACAACGAAAACGCGGTTGATGCAGTTGCAAGTTCTATAAAAAATTTTGGATTTAAAGTGCCAATCGTGATAGATTCAGAAAATGAAATCGTAAATGGACACACGAGGTTAAAAGCTGCAAAGAAATTAGGGATAGAGGAAGTTCCGTGTATTGTTGCAGATGATTTGAGTGAAGCACAAATAAAAGCTTTTAGGTTAGCGGACAATAAAGTGTCTGAACTTGCTGATTGGAATTGGGAGCTACTGGAAAGCGAACTACAAGAGCTAAAAGACTTAGATATGTTTACAGGATTTGAAGAATTTGAGATTAACAGTCTTACATCTGAGGTAGATGTAGATCAGTTTTTCGAAGATACAGAAGAACATCATACAGAACCAAAATTGATAACTTGTCCACACTGCGGACAGACGTTTGAGAAATAATAATCATATTGCAGGAGGTATATTGGCAATTTAAATGGTTATTAAGAAAAGAAAGGAGTATATAACGGCGGTGAAGCTTTGAATATTTTTTTAGCAGGCGATAAGACGGACTTAAAAGATAGATTTAATATTAAGACTCATGATTTAAATATCCTTGAGAGTTTTTATTACTTAAAAACTCAGAAATGGATGTTCCCTTTAATCAAAGAATTTAAAAGTTTTCTTTTAGATTCAGGAGCTTTTACATTTATGAATCAAAGTAAAAACCATAATATAGACTGGGATGCTTATATCGAAGAGTACGGCAATTTTATCAACAAACATGAGATAGATTTATTTTTTGAACTAGACATTGATTCTATTGTGGGTATTGATGAAGTCGAGCGATTAAGACATAAATTAGAAAAAATAACTGGTAAGAAAGCTATACCTGTTTGGCATGTGTCAAGGGGTCATGACTATTGGTTAAAGATGATTAAGGAGTACGATTATGTTGCAATTGGTGGAATTGTGACTAAAGAAATCAAGCCGAAGCAATATCCTATATTTACTCAACTTTTAAAAGAAGCACGTATTGAAAATTGCAAAGTTCACGGACTAGGATTTACCAATTTCAACGGAATAAAAAAATATAGATTCGATTCTGTTGATAGTACATCATGGAAGTCTGGAAACAGATTTGGAGCTGTTTATAAATTTAATGGGGCAAAGATGATTAAAATTGACAAGCAGGTTGGACAAAGAGTAAAAAGTAAAGCGACTGCTATTAACAACTTCACAGAGTGGGCTAAATTTAGTCAATATGCGGAGAAATATCTATGAAATATGAACTATTAGGATTATTAGGGACAATATTTGTCCTATTATCCTTTATTCAAAATGACGAAAAGAAAATTAGAAAAATTAATATCATTGGAGCTGTCTTATTTGTTTGTTATGGATTGATAACAAAAACATATTCGACAGCTTTGTTAAATTTATGTTTATGTGTAATTCATATTATAAAATTAGGAATATTTGATAATCGTATTATAAAAGACAGATGGACACCTTTATATGATTTTGATATTGATAAGGTAAAAAAATATGAGGAGGAAGAATGAAAGCTATAGTTTTATTAAGTGGAGGAGTAGATAGTTCAACTTGCTTAGCACTTGCTAAACAGTCGCACGAAAAAGTTATTGCAGTGACTATTGATTATGGACAAACTCATAAAAGAGAGATTGAAGCAGCTAAGAAAGTTGCTGAGTATTATGAGGTGGAAAAACATATAATTTTAGATTTAAAAAATATATTTAAGAATAGTCATTCATCATTGAACAGAGAATCTGGATTAGAAATAACCACTGGAGATTATAAAAATCAAAAAAATATTAACACAGAAGTTGAATTTAGAAATGGTATTTTCTTAACAATAATGGCAGGGCTCGGTCTGCAATATGATGCCGACTATATCTATTATGGAGCACATAAAGATGATAGTGGAGCAATCTACGCAGACTGTTCTGATGAATTTATAGATAGCATAAAAGAAACAATATTAATTGGTACAAGAAAAAAAGTGGAACTTATAACACCATTCAAAAACAACACTAAAGATGAAATAGTAAAATTAGGATTAAAATTACAAGTACCGTATAATCTGACATATAGCTGTTATAAAGGCACATGGCCTCCATGTGGAGAATGTGGTACTTGTATAGATAGAAAAAAAGCTTTTAAGAAAAATGGTATAGAAGAAAAATATTAAGGAGTAACAATGTATTATTTAAAAAAATCAATTCAAATTAGTGCGAGCCATCAATTACATCTACCATACGAAAGTAAATGTACTAATCTTCATGGTCATAACTGGAATATAAATATTTATTGCAAATCTAAAGAATTAAACGAAAGTGGTATGATTTTAGATTTTACTCATATAAAAACTAATGTGATGGATAAATTAGACCATAAATGCTTAAATGACATACTAGATTTTAATACTACTGCTGAAAATTTAGCAAAATGGATATGCGAACAGGTAGGAGATAAATGTTATAAAGTTGACGTAGAAGAAAGCGATGGAAATCTAGCTATTTATGAAAGGTAAATTGGAAGAAAAAACATTAGATGTAAATGAAATTTTTTACTCTATCGATGGCGAAGGAATTACATCTGGTCAATTAGCAGTTTTCATCAGACTAAATGGTTGTAATTTAAGGTGCAGATATTGTGATACTGATTACGCCTTAAAAACTCAAAAAAATTATATAAGTATAAAAGACATTTATAATAAGGTGAAAGATTATAAGTGTGCGAATATAACCATTACAGGTGGCGAACCATTAGTCCAAGAAAACACATTATATCTTATTGAGTATCTAACTAAAAAAGGATATAGGGTTAATATAGAAACTAATGGAGCTATTGATATAAAAAGCTTATCGAAGATAAAGAATACTATTATTACCTTGGATATAAAAACGCCTGATTCTAAAATGGATAGATATAATAATTTTAATAATTTTGAATATCTGAGAGATACAGATGTATTAAAAATTGTTGTCGGAAGCTTAAATGATTTGGATTACGCATATAAAATAGTGGAAAAATACAATCCTGATTGCCAAGTATTTTTAAGTCCTATATTTGGTGAAATTAAAGGTGCAGATATAGTTGAATATATGAAAAATAAAAAAAACGATAAAATTAAGTTTCAACTTCAAATTCATAAATACATTTGGGATCCATTAAAAAAAGGAGTTTAAGATGAATAAAAAAGCAATGGAAAAAGCAATCGAGGACCTTTTGATTGCAATAGGAGAAAATCCACAAAGAGAAGGTCTTATTGATACTCCAAAGAGAGTCGTTAAATATTGGAGTGAGCTATTGGAAGGCACTCAGTATAGCAATGATGAAATAGCAGAAATGTTTAATAAAACTTTTACATCAAAAGACAAACAACTCGTGGAAATAAAAAATATTAAATGTTTTAGTCATTGTGAGCATCATATGGCTTTAATGTATGATATGACAATTGATATTAAATATATACCTAATGGTAAGGTTTTGGGATTATCCAAATTTGCACGTATTTGTGAAATGGTAACTAAAAGATTGCAAATTCAAGAAAGGATAGGGAGCGATATTTGGTATATATTAAATAAAATCTTAGATACCGATAAAATTGAAATCCATATCAAAGGAAAACATAGCTGCATGACTGCCAGAGGAATAAAAAATACTGAATCATATACTGAAACGATATATGGAAGTATATCATAAAAAAGTAGGTGATTAGTTGGCTAGAGGTAAGTATCAGGAATGGCTTGAAGAAGAAAATTTAATATTACTAAAATCGTGGGCAATGGATGGACTTACTGATAAGCAAATAGCCGAAAATATAGGAATCAATAGAAAAACACTATATGAATGGAAAAACAAGTACGACCTCATTAGTGACGCCTTAAAAAGAGGAAAGGTTGTGTTTGATTGTGAGGCAGAACAAGCACTACATAAAGCAGGAATAGGGTATTTTGTTGAAGAAGTAGAAACATACATCACAGAAACAAACGGAGTGCAGACAAAAAGAATCAAGAAAAATAAAAAATGGGTACCGCCGAATGTTACAGCATTGATATTTTGGTTAAAAAATAGGCAATCTGACAAATGGAAAGATAGAAAAGCAGTAGAAGAAACTAACTTCGAAAACAAAGAAATGCAGAAATACTTTGAATTGTTAGATAAAGAGATGGTTAACGATGGGTAGTAATATCGATTTAATTTACACGAAAAAACAGCAGGAAGTTTATAAAGATGTGTTAAAAAAAGACTGGTTTATATCAATATTACATGGAGCTAAAAGAAGTGGAAAAACTCAAATCAACAATGATTTATTTCTTCGAGAACTAATAAGAGTAAAAAAGATTGCTGCGAAAAAAGGCATTGATGAACCGATGTACATTCTTGCTGGTGTTAGCTCTAAGACGATACAAAACAACGTATTGAGTGAGCTGACAAATAAATACGGCATTGATTTTAAGTTCGACAGACACGGTTCATTTAAATTGTTCGGAGTTAAAATTGTACAAGCTTTCACAGGCACAATCGCAGGACTTGGTGGTATTCGTGGTATGACTGCTTTCGGTGCATACATAAACGAAGCATCGTTAGCACGTAAGGAAGTTTTTGCGGAAATCATATCACGTTGTTCAGGAGACGGAGCGAGGGTATTGGTAGACACCAATCCAGATAATCCAGAACATTGGCTGCTGAAAGATTATATACTCAATCCAGACAAAAATATTCTTGAGCACAAATTCCGATTAGACGACAACACTTTTTTGTCTGATAGATATATCAAAAACATCAAAGCTTCCACTCCATCTGGGATGTTTTACGAAAGAGACATTGATGGAGATTGGGTAAGTGGAGAGGGAGTTGTGTATGTTGATTTCGACAAAAATAAGCACTATTTCGAGCCGAAAACACAAAAGGCATATCAATGTACCTTTTGCGGTGTTGACTGGGGATATAAGCACTATGGTGCGATTGTAGTGGTGGCTAAAGGATATGATGGTAAGTACTATATGCTTGAAGAGTATGCTGAGACTTTAAAAGACATCGACTATTGGGAAAACATCGCAACAGATATCAATGAAAGATACGGAGATATTCCTTATTTCTGCGATACTGCAAGACCTGAGTATGTACAACGATTTATAGAATGCGGGCTAGACGCAAGAAATGCAAGTAAAGAGAGAATGGCAGGAATTGAATTTGTAGCAAAACAATTCAAGACTGATAATTTGTATATTTGCAGTAGTGCTAAGAGGTTTAGAGAGGAAATATATAGTTATATTTGGAATAAAGACACGGGAGACACGATAAAGCTATATGATGACGTACTAGACGCGTTGAGATACGCGTTATATAGTCACGAAGTAGATGATGTAAGTGTAAACTTATTCGAGGAAGGAATTTAAAATGATTGAGTATTTAGATAAAACTTTTTATTTAGATAAAGAAAAAGAAATAGACGCAGAACTTTTATTCGAGTTCATAAATAAACACAAGAGCTTATGTTTAAGGTATCAAAAATTACATGATATGTACATTGGCTTACACGATATTTTACATCAAGATAGTAAACCAGAATTTAAACCTGATAACAGATTGATATTTAATTATGCGAAATACATAGTTGACACATTTAACGGCTTTTTTATTGGTATTCCAGTCAAGGTTACTCACATAAACGACAGCGTAAGCGATAATATCAATATGTTCAGAGCGTACAATTCGATTGATGATGTTAACGCTGAGATATCGAAGATGTGCAGTATTTACGGACACGCGTTTGAGTTGTTGTTCCTGGATAATAACGCAATGATTAATTCGACAGCAGTAGACCCACGCCAATGTTTTGTTATTCGTGATAATTCAATCACGGAGGACGTGATGTTTGGAGTTCGATATCAGATAAAAGACGAAAAGATAAGTGGCTCAATATCAGACGAAAACTACATCAGATATTTTGAAACTAACGATGACGGTGAGCTGATATTCACGGAGGAAGAAGCTAATCAATTTCACGTTGTTCCAATTATTGAATACATCGAGAACGAAGAAAGACAAGGAGCGTTTGAATGCGTTGAATCGTTGATTAATGCGTACAATAAAGCGATGAGTGAGAAGGCAAATGATGTGGATTATTTCGCTGATGCTTATTTGAAGATATTAGGTGCAAAGTTGAAAGATGAAGATTTAAGAATGATTAAGTCAAATAGGATTATCAACTTGGCAGGTGCTAATACAGACAAGCTAATAGTTGAATTTATGAACAAACCAAACGCAGACGAAACACAAGAGAACTTAATCAACAGATTAGAAAAGCAAATATTTGCATTGTCGATGGTGGCAAATATAAATGACGAAAATTTCGGTACAAGCTCAGGAATTGCGTTGAAATATAAGCTTTTGTCTATGAGCAATTTAGCTATTACAAAAGAGCGTAAATTCCAAAAATCACTATATACAAGATATAGAATAATGAGCAATGTGGCAAACAGCAAAATCAATCAAGACGATTTGAAAGATATTGAATTCAAATTCACGCGAAACGTACCGGCAAATATTTTGGAAGAAAGTCAAATTGGATTGAATTTGAAGAATCTAGTAAGTGAGGAAACTATGCTGAACAACTTGTCAATTATTCCAGATGTCAAGGCTGAGCTTGAAAAGATGAAAGAAGAATCACAACCAGTGATCACCTATGATGATGTGAGAAGCGAAGATGAACAGTAGAGACAAATACCTAAAACAACATCGAGAATATATCAGAAAACGTGAGTTGGAACATATCAACAATAAAATTACAGACGATAAAAAGTATCGTGCAGAATTACAGAAGATGTACAACTCAACACAAGACGAAATACAGAGAAGATTAGAAAGATTGTATATTCGATATGCAAAATCTGAGGGCATAACAATAGATGAGGCGATGAAATTAGCAGACAAAACTGATGTAGAAAAGTTTGTGAATCGTGTTAAAAAGTATGTAAAAAACAAGGATTTCTCAAAGACTGCTAATGATGAACTAAAGCTGTATAACTTAAAAATGAGAATGTCAAGGTTAGAGTTGATGAAATACGAAATAATGATTGAACAGATGAGGTTATCGGGAAAAGAAACTGATATGTTGTACGGAAGATTAAAGGTCGACTTGATAGAAGAAACCAAAAGACAAGCAGGAATATTGGGATTAGATCCAGATTTCTATAAGGATTTTATCAGAAATTCAGATGCAATCATTAATGGAGATTTTAAGTCTGCAAAATTTAGCGACAGGATATGGGCAAATGGATATAAGATGCGTGGTAATTTGCAATCTGGAATCCACAATTCAATGTTATTGGGAGATAATCCAAGAACGTGGGCAAGAAAGCTTGAAGAAAATTTAAGCGAAGAAATGGACGACACAGGAAGACAAAATGCGTTCTACAATGCGTTTAGGTTAGCTGTTACGGAGTCTGCAAGAGTGCAGGTGAACACAGGGTTGAACTTGATGAAAAAAAGTGGATATGAAAAGTATATTTGGATTGCTGAACCTGGAGCGTGTCATATATGTGCACCTTTTAATAATCACGTTTTCGATATAGAAAATTCAGACATCGGCGATGAGTTGCCACCAATGCATCCGTTTTGTAGGTGTTCAATTGCGGCGTATTATAATATGGACGAGGAAGAGGATTCAGGGTATAATATAGATGAAATAGAAAAGACTGAACACGCAGAAAAAAGAAGAGAAGAAAGAAATGTGTCAGATGATGATGTATCTGACGCACTAAACGAACCTTTGTATGTAGGAGATTTGGAAATTGATAAAAATGGAAGACCGAGTCGAAAATACGTTGGTAAAAATGCTACTGTTGTTATCAATCCAGATACAAACAAAGAGATAACATCTTGGAGAACGAGTTCAAGGTTGAGAAAAAAATTTGAGAAAGGTGGGAAATGATGTTTACAGATGAAGAAATGAAATTTTTAAAAAAGTTGAATCGGAAAAAGAATTTTAATTTAAATGATAGTGATATATTTGAAATGGAAGACGTTGTTTCTAATTTTTTACAAATTAATGGATTTGACAAAGATTACAAAATAACAGAAGACGGAAAGTTAGCTGAAAATATCTTAGATAAAATAGCCGAATACTAAAAGCACACTAACAAGATAAATGTTAGATGTGCTTTTTTAGTGCAGAAAAGGAGTAAAAAAATGGATAGTTATAAATTTCAAAAAAGATGTAAAGAATGGTTAATCGCGTATTACAGGGAAAAGTTTAAGAAAAATATCAGTATTGAGGATATATTTGTCGTTTGGTCTTGTAAGACTCTACAAAACAATAAGATATTAATATCTACAACTCTTTTAGATGGTATATATGTAGAATGCACACAAAATGGAGACAAGCAAGAAACGTATTTTGATATCTATAAAAAGCAAAAAAATATTATGTTTAGTAATCTAGAATTATTCGGTTAATCGTGAATTAATCGTGTGAAAATCCATATAAAACAAGTAAATATCAACAAATTAATCGTGCGTTAATCGTGCGATTTTTTTATTGTCTAAGCCTTGTGGACGTTAAAACTAGGGAGAATATAGTTAAGCATTAGAACTTTAAATTATGGAGGAAAAGAATGGAAGAAAACAAAGAAATAATTGATGAAACTGAACGAAGTGTAGATGAATCGACTGAAAAAGAAACGAAAAAAGATGAAAATATAAAAAAAGAGCAGTCAGAAAAGAAATACACAGACGAAGACGTAAATCAAATTATTAACAGCAAGTTTAAAAAGTGGAAGACGGAACAAGAAAAGAAAATTTCAGAAGCACAAAAACTTGCACAGATGGACGAAGCTGAAAAGGCGGAGTACGAGAGAAAGCAATTAGAAGAAGAACTACGAAAGCTGAGAAGTGAAAAAACAAAAAGCGAAATGATAAGCGTGTCAAGGAAGATGCTGCAAGAAAATAACGTCAGTATCTCAGACGATTTAATTTCGTCAATTATTACAGACGACGCAGACAAAACAAAAGAAAACATCAACGCTTTTATTGAAAGCTTTAACGCAGCCGTGGGAAAAGAGGTCAACGAAAGATTGAAATCAACACCACCAAAGAGAATGTCAAATAATAAGACTTTAAGCAAAAAAGACATATTCGAGGTAAAAGACCCAGTTGAGAGAAGAAAACTAATTGCTGAGAATATGGAGTTATTTAGAAAAAATTAGGTAAGGAGTATTAAAAAATGGCAAAATTAGAAAATTTAACTGAAACATTAGTAAAAGCACAATCAATTGATTTCGCAGAAGTATTCGGAAAGAAGATGACAACATTACAACAAATGTTAGGCATTGAAAGAAAGTTACCAATGCCAGTTGGAAGCGTAATCAAAACATACAAGTCAAAGGTAACATTGCAAGATGGCAATGTTGACAAAGGAGATTTAATTCCATTATCAAAGGTTGAAATGGAAGAAGCAGAGCCAATCGAACTTGCTTTTAGTAAACACAGAAAAGCAGTATCTGCAGAAGATATCCAAAAATTTGGATTTGAAAGAGCTGTTAGTATGACTGATGCTGAGTTAGTAAAAGAATTACAAAAAGATATCAGAACAAAATTCTTTACACAATTAGATACAGCAAAAGGAAAAGCAAAAGGAACAGGATTACAAGGAGCAATCGCTCAAGGTTGGGGCTCTGTTCAAACTATATTTGAAGACGACGGAGTAAATACTATTGTGTTTGTGAATCCGTTAGATTGTGCAGACTACTTGTCCGCGGCTAATATCACTATTCAAAAAGAATTCGGATTGAATTATGTTGAAAACTTCTTGGGAGCTGATATTGCTATTATCACTACATCAGTTAAAAAAGGCACACTATACGCAACAGCAAGTGATAATTTATGTTTAGCATACGCAAAAGTGTCAGGTGGAGAAATCAACAAGGCGTTTGATTTTGTGACAGATTCAACAGGAGTAATCGGCGTAACAAAAGACGTAAACGTTCAAAGATTGACAGCAGAAACTGTAACATTATCTGCAATCGCATTGTTTGCTGAAAGATTAGACGGAGTAATCAAAGTAACAATTGAAGCACCAAAAACACCTGCAGTAAATCCTGCTGCGTAGTGAAATAAAATGGAAAATTTAGAAAGAGTTTGTTCTTTAGTTTTTCCAGATAAAAATATTACAGATACTCAAAAGGAGCTAATCAAAAATATAGTTGAGTTAGTAGAAGAAAGGTTAAAAAGCTATCTTCCTCAAAAGTATGAAGAAATACCAGAAAAGCTCAACTATATTGTAATTGAAGTTAGTATCAAAAGGTTTAATAGAGTTGGTAGCGAGGGTATGCAGAGTGAATCCGTTGAGGGTCATTCTGCGACATACTTCGCGAAAGATTTTGATGAGTACCTGGACGATATAGATAGGTTTTTGATGGAAGACGATGAAGACGGATATTACAGCGATAAGGTCGTGAGATTTCTATGAGGTATGACAAATCCATTAAGCTTATAAAATCAAAGACTGAGTATGATTACGACACAGGAGACACGATAAACAAGTATGTTGAGGTAATAGATAAAATGGCGTTTGTTAGTGGTGTATCTGCGGAGAATAAAAAGCTTTTATTTGGAGATATAGAAACTGACACAAAAGTATTCAGAATGAAAAACGGCATTGATTTTGATTTCAATTTGGTTAAATACAAAAATAAACTGTACAAAATCAAATCTATTCAAACATATAGAGACGATGTTGCGATTTATGGGAGTGTTGATAATGGCTAGTATTGAATTTAAAGGATTAAATGAATTGATGGATTACTTTAAAAAAGCTCCAAAATTGGCACAAACAGAGATGACAAAAATTGTTAAGCATTGTGGATCAATGTGTCACATCGAAGAACAAAGACGTGTACCAGTTGATACAGGATTTCTGAAAAGAAGTATTTTTATCACGATTAAAGACCTTGGATTAACGGCTAAAATAGAACCTACGGCAAATTATGCAAGCTATGTAGAATACGGAACTAGGAAGATGAATGCTCAGCCGTATGTACGACCTGCGTATGATAAGGCGACTAAAGAATTCGTTGAAAGAACAAACAAGTTATTTAAAAAATGAAATCACCAATTAATGACATAATCAAATTTACACGAAAGACATTAGCTGAGATTGTAGATGAAAAACACATATACGAATATCTTCCAGGCTTGGGAGTTGAGTATCCTGTTGTTTACATTGGCGAGTGTTTTTCAGATGACATAAGGACAAAATGGGGATACGGAGCAAGCGTAACGATGAGAATTCACTTTTATAGTGATGAATACACTAAAAGAGGGAGTTTTTCGGAGTTGATAAATAAGTGTTTGCAACGTATCAAAGAGACGAAAAAAGAAAACGGATATAGATTTTCTTTAAATGATTCTAATATTCAAATCACTGGAGATAACACAACAGATAAGATGTTACTCCACGGAATATTAGAATTGGATTTTAGCTTTTTATAGGAGGAATAAATGGGAGCAGTAAAAGGTAAAGACGTCGTTTTATTGTGGAGAAAGTTATCAAAACAAAAAGAAGAAAACGCAAAATTGATGATATATGAAACAGAACACGAAGTTAAATTGTCTGCGGACAGTGATAGTTCAAAAACAAAATTTGCAACTATTAATACATCTTCATCAACAGAAGAAGAAATATCATTCACAACGTTTGTAGATAGTAAAGATTCAATATACGATTATTTGGAAGAAGCTATGCAAACAGGCGAAAAGATGGAGTTGTGGGAATTAAACTTGACAGACGAGGACGGAAGTTTCAAGAAGAAACAAAAATATCCTGCAGTTTATCGTCAAGGTACACTTACAGAAATTACAGCGAAAAGTGGTAACGAAGATTTGCTTGAAATTAGTGGTAGTTTTAAAACTGATTTCACAAGGCAAAAAGGCGAAGCAACATTCACTAATGAACAATTAGAAGCAGTTGCATACGCGTTTGAAGACACAACAAAAAAGGCAGAATAAGAGGATAGGCATTTAATTGCTTATCCTTATTTTTTTAAAGTAAAAGGAGAAATAAATGGTAATTACGTTAAATAATAAAGAGTATAGTTTGTATTTCAGCATCGCAGGAATAGATTTCTTGGATAGAAAATATTATGTAGAAGCGAGCGGAGTTAAGTTTGGATTTGGTGTTGGTATGTTGTATCAACAAATAGCTATGAAAAATGTTGTTGGTATTTTTAACGCCATTAAAGCGTGTTTAATCAACAAAGACGTTAAAGACGATGTAATAGAAGACTACATCGTAAAAGTCGCGGAGGAAGACAAATTAGAAGAATTATGCGAGGAATTAATTGATGAATTAAAAAAGCAACCACTTACGAGAAAATCGGTGGCGGACTTGACCAAGAGGATAGAGGACGTTCAGGAAGAACAAGTGAAGCAAAAACATACAAAGAAATAATAATCGAGCTCAAAAGAATGTATCCATCTATGAGTATCAGAGAGATTGAAGACACAAGACCAAGGGAAATCGAGGTTTTGGTTGAGGCTCATAGAAAAAATGTTGTGGATTGCATGTATCTTGAATCGTTCTCCGCTTGGCAAAATAGACAAGTGAATTTGACTAGAAAGAATGGTAGATACGTGGTTACTGAGTTTAAAGATTTATTCGATTATGAACAGACGTTGGAAGATTTAAAAGGAAATAAAAGCGATAAGACAGAAAGATTTAACAGAAAGGCATTGTCTAAAATCGCAGAATTAAATAACAGATAAGGAGGTGGAAGATGGATAGTTTTAGCGTTGTAGCAGTTATATCTGCAAACATATCAAAGTATCAAAACGCATTGAAACAAGTATACGGAGAGACAAACAAATTAAAAGGCTTAACAGTTAGCAACAGTCAGATGATGGGAGAATCACTCCAAGGAATCGGAAAAGCATTGACATTGGGAGTTACTGCTCCACTTGTTGGTGTTGGCATTAAAAGTGTAAAGACTGCATCGGAATTTGAAGCGGCTATGAGTCAAGTTAAAGCGATATCAGGTGCTACTGGTGGAGATTTTAAAAGACTTGAAGATATAGCTAAGAAAATGGGTGCAACTACAAAATTTACGGCGATAGATTCTGCGGAAGCACTAAAATACATGGGTATGGCAGGTTGGAAAACTGACCAAATGATTGCAGGACTTCCACCAATAATGAACCTTGCGGCTGCGAGTGGTGAAAATTTGGGTACTGTATCAGACATCGTAACGGATTCGTTGACGGCGTTTGGATTAAAAGCGACTGACGCCGCAAGATTTAGTGACGTGTTAGCTGCTGCTGCGACTAACTCAAACACCAATGTTGGATTGATGGGCGAAACGTTCAAATACGCCGCTCCAGTGGCAGGTGCGCTGGGATATTCAATCGAGGACACGGCGGTTGCTGTTGGATTGATGGCAAATGCAGGTATTAAAGGTTCACAAGCTGGTACGGCATTAAGGTCTGCATTCACAAGGTTAGTAAAACCAACGAAAGAAGTAAACAAAGGTCTTGAATTAATTGGGTTAAGTGCTGATGATTTTAGAGGAAAATCATTACATGAAACTATAGATATTTTAAGAGATAGTTTTAAAGGGCTAGACGGCTCACAACAAGCAGAAATAGCAAGTATGATATTCGGACAACGTGCAATGAGTGGAATGCTTGGAATTATCAATGCTAGTGAAGAAGATTACAACAAACTAACAACAGCTATACAAAATTCGAGTGGGTCTGCTGATGAGATGGCAAAGATTATGAACGATAATTTACACGGCGATTTGGTGTTGCTTAAATCGGCGGTTGAAGGAGCTGCGATTGCTATTGGTGAAAGGTTGAGACCTTTTATTCGTGATGTCGTTCAAAAAATAAAAGAATGGGTAGACTGGTTTAATGAACTAGACCCAGCAACACAAGATATGATTGTGAAATTGGGATTATTCGCGGCTGCGATTGGCCCTGTGGTGTTTGTATTAGGCGGATTTTTGAAGCACTTGACAGATATATTCGATTTCATTGGCAATCTTAAAGGTGGACTTGAAATTTTAGGTAAAGCGTTTGGGTTTTTAACTTCTCCAGTAGGATTAGTTGCTCTTGCAATTGCGGCGGTTATCGGTGTAATTGTGTATTTATGGAATACAAACGAGGATTTCAGAAATGCTGTAATAAATATCTGGAACGCTATAAAAGACTTCTTCTCAGAAACTTGGCAAGCTATCAAGGAAACGGCGTCTAATTTATGGGAAGCAGTAAAAGAGAAATGGCAGGCGTTTACTGATTGGGTTAAAAACTCATGGGAAACAATGAAAGAGTTTTTCTCGAATTTATGGGAATCTATAAAATCAGGTGCTACTAATATTTGGGATAGTGTAAAAGAAGTCTGGAACGGATTCAAGGAATGGATCATGAACATGTGGAATTCAGTCAAGGATAATCTAAAAGGAATTTGGGAAGGAATAAAAAGCATTGCAAAAGGTGTATGGGAGCTGATAAAAATAGCAATAATTACACCTATACTGATTCTTTTACAAACATTGACTGGAGACTGGGAAGGAGCTAAAAGTTCACTTAAACAAATTTGGGAAAAGATAAAACAAGCTGCATCTCAAATTTGGGAAGGCATAAAGCAGGTTGTTAGGAATTTGGTTGACGCAACTGTTAAGATTGCTAAGCAATTATGGGAAACTTTTAAAGCTCATGTGTCGCAAATATGGAATAGCATAAAAACTTCCGCATCAAATATTTTTAACAACATAAAAACAACAATTGTTAACGCAGTGCAACAAGCAAAAACATCAGCTGTAAACAAATTTAATGAAATGAAAAACAATGTAATAAATGCTATATCTAGTATGTTAAGCACTGTAAAATCAAGAATTACACAACTCCCACAAGCAATCAGTCAAGCATTTCAAAACGCAGTAAATAGTGCTAAAAGATTTGTGTCTAGTGCGATATCAGTGGGTGCTAACCTTATCGGTGGATTCGTACAAGGTGTTAGAAACTCAGCTCATAGGTTAATATCGGCTGTTACTGGTGCTGTAAGTAACGCAATTAACGGAGCTAAAAGGTTGTTAGGTATTCATTCTCCATCAAGAGTATTTAAAGACATTGGGGTTAACACAATGTTAGGAGCTGCGATTGGCATAGAAAACACAAGCAAAAAGCCGTTACAAGCAGTAGAAAGTATGGCAGGCGATATGATTAGTACTTTTAATAAGTCGTCAAGTGAGTTTAACAGTAGTTTTGGAGATGTGTCAGGTAATGCTAATTTTACGTATACATTGAAAAACGATGCTAGTACAAAGCAACCAGTGGAGATTACTTTCAAGATGTTTGATAAGACATTTAAGGCGTTTGTGGATGATATAACACAAAGACAAAACCAAGTAATTGAATTGTATGATGGAGGTTTTTAATGCGATATAAATACAATGACTTAGATAAAACTGAAAGATTATATTACCCAGATCGATTGAAATTTAGCATTAATGGAGAATGCATTGATGATAAACTTCCTTTTTTTTACACTTTAAATGTGTATGGCAGAGAATTAGTCGCACGAGATATAGCAACGAAAAACTACTCTACTAGTACAAGTGGTGGAAAATCTAGATATGGTAAAAACAAATATTCTACAAGTATTAAAAATGCTTTTATTGGGTCAACTTTAAGTCAAAGACAATTAACAATTCAGTATAGGCTTATTAGTAAAACGGAGTCTGAAATGATAGAAAATTATAGTAAATTACAATTTTATATAAATCAAGAACAAGCAAAACTATCTTTTTCAGACGATTCAAATTATTATTATGAAGGTACTTTTACAGGTTTTGAAGAAGTTAAATCAGAAAAATTAGATATAATCGGGAAATTGACGTTCGAATGTATAGATCCTTACAAATATACTTTTAAGAGTTTTAATAAGAGTTTTACTAATTCAACTACGTTTACTTGTAATAGTAAATATAAGGTTTTACTTGAAGAAATTACATTATTACCGAATAGTTCTAGCGGTTATGTAGAGATTGCAAACTCAACAAGTGCTAATAAAATTAAAATACTTAATAAGTATTCTGATAAAGTTATCATAAATTGCATACAAAACACAGTCAAAGATTCTACTAACAGAAATAGAATGAGCGATGTAGATATATTTAGTGACTTAGAGGACTTTGAAATATTAAACGGGGATAGATTATCGGTCACTGGTGCTAGCTCTTGTAGTATTAAATACAAAGAAAGAGGGTTGTGATGCTATATTTTTTTAATAATCAAGAAAAGTTGATAGGATATATAGATAGTGAATCATCGCTTTCAGTCATTCAAACAGAGCCTTTGCGAGGGGTCATTGTTTTGGAAGCTTCTGTTATAGATGGGTATTCTGAGCTTTTAGAGGCATCCACGTATGTAGGACACGTGGATGCGGTTAACGATGATTCTTTTCAACTTTATAGGATAAAGAGTATAAGTCTAGGAGACGGAAATGTTGGGGCAAAAATATCAGCTCAACATGTGGTATTTGATGAATTAAGTTCAAGGGATATAATCAGAAAAGTTAGCTTTAACGGATTAAACATGTCGGCTGCTTTTATGGAAATATTAAAAGAGTCAAGATGGAAACTTGGAGAGTGTAACGTAAATAAAAGCGTCAATTTATCGGCTGAAAACACGAATGTTTCAAAATTAATTACAACTTTGATAAACAAATATTCTATAGAATTAAGGTATAGATTGAAATTTGCAAATAACAAAATTATAGGGAGATTTATTGATGTTTTTGAGAATAGAGGCAGGAATACGCATAAAAGGTATGCGTATGGACACAATGCTTTATCTGTAGTTAAAGAGGTTGATTCAAACAATCTGTACACGGCGATAATTCCACACGGAAAAGAGATAGAACAATCAGAAGAAGAGAGAAAAGCCAAAAAAGAAAAGCAAAAATTAGATATCACAAAGGTAGCATGGAGTAAATTGAATGGTAATTATGTGGATAAAAAGATAGGAGAAGACATTCTTGAATTAAAAGAATTATCACAAATATATGGCTTCAGTGATGGAAGTCCTAGGACTATGTTTAAAAATTATGATATCGATGATGAAAACGAACTTATAAAAACTGCTTATGAAGATTTGGTAAATCTTGCAAGACCTAAAGTTCAATTTTCAGCTAAAATTGAAGACTTAGGAGAGTTGGACATAGGTGACTCCATTGTAATTATTAGGTCGGATTTGGGAATTTATTATCGTACAAGAGTCATAGAAATAAAAAGAAATCTAATAGAATATGGGTTATCAGAATTGGTTCTAGGCGATAATTTGGACTTAAAAAACCCACAAAAATCAACAAATAGATTAAGTAAACAGATAAGCGATTTAGAAACTCAGATAAATAACATAAATGTTGAAACTAATAAAGTTAAAGATAGTCTTAAAGATACATCTTTTCTTGACGATTTAAGAAAACAGCTTAAAGATGGAATGTATGATCACGATTCTTACAATTACTTTTTAAAAAAAGGTAATGAGTATGGATTACCACCAGGGTTTTACGCTTTTAATAAGCCTATAGACCAAAATCCAACATCTGGAATTTGGATGAATGGTGGGAAAATGGCGATAGCTAACAAACGAAATGCTGATGGAACTTTGAATTGGTCTACATGGTTAAATGGTGAGGGAATAATTGCAGACTACATTACAGCAGGCATCCTTCAAGGTGGCAAAGTACGCTGGAACTTAGAAGATGGGACATTTTTGATAGGAAATTCTATCAATGACTATAGTTTTTATTGGGACGGCTCAACACTTCACATGAGTGATGTAGATATAGACTTAACGAATAATAGTGTTGTTAAGAATATGAATCAAAATATTGATAAAAACAACGAAGACATCAAAAAAGCAAATGACGTTATTACTCAAACACAAACAAGTGTTAAAGTGCTAAAAGATAGTATTTCATCAAAGGTTTCTAAGACGGAGATTTTATCTGATAAAGAAATTCAGAATGCCCTAAAAGGTCGTGACGGAGCTGACGGTACTAACGGAAGTAATTTCACATGGAATATGCTTTTAAAATCGAATGTAGGTGTAGAAAATGACAAATACAATATAAGTAATTATGACTTATCGGGAGATTTTGTAGTTGGAGAAAATTATACACTAACTATTTGGGGAAAACTCGGAGAAGATAGGACACGATTTGATTTTTATAATAGTGAGTCTTATGTAAGACTAGAAGGTGCAACAGAAATCCGCCAAGGTGTGTATAGTGTAAGTTTTAAGTGGAAAGATACACGTGAATACAACGGTGTTGTACACAAGGGCGATAATTCAAAGTTATTGGTATATGCTTATTCTAGTAGTGGTAAATCTACTTCGAGAATTGACAAGATAAAGCTAGAAAAAGGAATAAACACTAATCCTGTATGGTCTCCACATATATCGGAAATCAACGGAAAAGATGGTGTTGACGGAAAAGACGGGACTTTTACTGGAGAAATTGGCGGTAGAAACTTAATTAGAAATTCAGATAAAATCACTGGCTGGACAAAATATGATGGTGGTAATCACTTAATCACAGATGAATATATAGAAGAATTTAATATTCAAGGTCAGCGTATAAGGTCAGATGCAGCAAATGCGACAGATTTTATCAAAACATATGTCAATTTTGATGTAGATGACTTGATTGTGGGAAAAAATTATACATTCTCAGTATATGTTAAAAATAATCGTGATGTGCCGGCACAATTAAGAATACAAGGTTTTGATTGGAATTTTGCATATGAGTTACAACCTAGTGAGTGTAAAAGGTTTGTTGTCACAGGCAAAAGAGAGAAAATGGACGGCTACTGGCTTAAAAGGTTTCAACTTCAATTAAGAAGCACAAACAAAGGTCAGTTTGTTGATATGACAGTTGCACGACCTCAGCTGGAAGAGGGCGATGTTGCAACAAGTTGGAAACCTAACCCTCTTGATTTAATATCCGAAACTCAAACTGTAAAACGTACCTTTGAAGCATATAAAGAACAAACTGAAAAAGCATTAACAGATAAAGTATCAATAACATCATATAACGCAAATAATCAACAGATACAGCAACAAATATCAAACGTCACTCAAACAGCAAACTCAATAACACAAAGAGTATCTAATATAGACAAAAGAACAAGTGATTTGGCAACGAAGTACTCTCAAGTAAAACAAACAACAGATTCGATAACGTCAACAGTATCCAGTGCTCAAGGGGCGATTTCAAAACTTAAAGCAGATGCCTCGTTTCAAAAAGCATTAACTGATCAGAATTATACTGATCTACGTTCAAGAATATCAAGTATAAAGCAAACAACAGATTCGATAACATTAACTGTTTCATCAAAATTAGGAAAAACGGAAGTACAAAGTTTGATTAAACAGACAGTTGATAACATCACAATTAAAGCGAGTCAAATAGATTTTAGTGGTAATGTGTCGATAACTGGAGAATTGAGGACAAAGTACTACAGTGGTAATACCGCTTTGTGGATGAAAAATGACAGCTTAAAGGCTTATGAAGATAATTCATATAACAGCGAAATAGGATATTTCGGTGGGAGAAAGTGGAGCGGGGAAACTTATCCTTATCACTTGTCAATTTCACACGGTATGGATTATCACACGACTATAAGTTACGAAGGGTCGTCAAATTATCACCCTTATATATTATTTGATGCATACAACAATGTGGATCCTTCATTTGTTGACTCATCGGGAAATGCAACTATACGTAAGCATCAATATGACCCGGTTGGTGGTATCAAATACATGATGAGAGAACTGCATACAGAAAGAAACTACTTTACGGATAAAGTTTTCCACCAAGACCATGTCTGGGTACAAAAGGACTTATATTTTGGGAATGGTGTAGGAATTGAAAGAGCAGGAAGAGATGATTATGTAGTATTCGGGGAAATGAGTCAAGTTAGAGGAGTAGCAAGTGGTGGATTAAGGTTCATGAATAATGGAAGAGTATATACAGAAGGTTCTGTTTTTGTAAATAACGAAATCAGATGGAACGCAAATTATCCGATTTTCTTTGGAAATGGGTATGGAGTACAACTCACAAATTCATACATTGCAATTGGGAGAATAACATCAGATGGTACAGTTACAGACGGAATATATATAGAAGGGACTGAATTAAGAGCTTTAAGGGATAATCAACTAGGTGCAACATTGAATTAAAAGGAGTTAATATGGAAAATATTTTATTAGAGGTATGCAAATCAGAAATTCACAGACTTACAGAAGAAAGAATTAATCTTATATCAAAGATAGTCGAGCTTGAAAATGAAAACAAAGAATTAAAAGAAAAAATAGGTGATGACGATGATACAAATAAATAGAATTTCACTATCTCAAAATGGATACAAGGTGTCAGGAATTAGAGACGACGGTATTGAAGTAGAATTTGAAACCACGGACAATAAAACTTTAAAAGACATTATCGCTCTCGTAGATAGTACTAAAACTGATGATGAACTTGAAGAAGAAAGAAGATTGCAAATTGAAAATCAGTCATTATTAGCACAAGCTGAGATGTACGAAATGCTTTTAAATATACAATCAAAGTTAGATTCGACAAAGGAGGTGACAGCATAATGGCAGTAGTATACGCGACACTAATAATACGAGGATTGAGAACATATAAGAGTGTTCCAGAGTGTATTAAAAAGCAAGTTAAAGAAGTATTGATAGCAATGGGACTTGAAGAATTAGCAACTGAGGAGGAGTAGATGGAAGATTTAAGATGTTTAATTTCTGAAAATAGTAGCAGAATAACTGAATTACAATCTGAATTATCAAGGCAAGATTATTCAATACAACTAATGCAAAAGGATTATGAGTATATGAAAAAAGGACTAGACAATATCGAAAAGCAGACGGAATCTAATTTCAATGTGTTATCGTCAAAGCTTGATGATATCTATAATTCAAAAGATGAAGAGAGAAAAAAACAACTAGAAGAAATAAAAGACTTGAAAAACTATGTAGTTAAAACAGTTATTGGAATTGGCATAGGAGCACTTTTACTATACGTGTTCCCATTTTTGAAGTAGGAGGTGTAATCTATGATTAAAATAATGTTAGATCCAGGTCACGGAGCAGGTCGTGACTTCAACAGAGGTAGTGTAATCGGCAATGAGGGAGATAACAACTATAAATACTCACTTGTACTTAAAAGAGAGTTGGAAAAATACGGATTTTGTGTAGGTACTACAAGAAACAGCATAACTGATAATCCGTCTTTATCTCAAAGAGGAAACAAAGCAAAAGGGTATGATTTATTTATATCCTTGCACTCAAATGCGGCGAGTTCAAGTGTAAGAGGTATTGAGATATACGGAGATATCAACGCTAATAGTCCTCAGTTGATGAAGAATTTATGTGCTAATATCTCACGTGCAATAGGTACTAAAAACAGAGGTGTACGTTGGAGAACACGAAATCCAGAACGTTTTTATGTACAGCCAACATCACCGGGTGGTTCAAATTACTATGGTGTTTTGTACTCAAATAAGGCGAAACTTGGAATGCTTATTGAACATGTATTCCATACTAATAGAGAAGATTGCAAACTATACGTAGAAAAGCGTAAAGAAATAGCACAAGCAACAGCAGATACGATAGCTGAGTTTTACGGACTTAAAAAGATAACTAGACCTCAATCAGAGGTGAAAGGAGTATCTAAATTGGAATTGACTAAAGAACAAAAAGATAGTGTTAAAAACACTGTTGTTACTTATTTAGATGATGAATACCAAAAAGCGTATATTATCGCTCAAGAGCATAAGGCACTACTTGTACCAGCACCATTCAATTTGGATTTTGGCAGAATGGTTAAAAGCGGAGATACAATAATCGCTGTAGGTGGCGACCATTTAGGTAAAATTGAGGGTAAAAACTACGGATTGACTGGATATGCAACTTATCATGTAAAGGCGACTGATAAGGCGGAAGATTTTAACAAGGATAGAAGTAAGTTTTTAGTGAGGAAATAAATATGAGACTAAGTAACAAAACTTATGACACACTCAAATGGGTAGCACAGATATTACTTCCAGCATTAGCAGTGCTCTACTCATCACTTGCTAAAACTTGGAATTTACCGTTTGGAAGTGGAATTACTGAGACAATAGTTGCTATTGATTTATTCTTGGGAACACTACTAGGAATAAGCTCAACTAATTATTATAAAGAAAAATAGCTTATGCTATAATATAAGCATACAAACTTTATATGGTTTAACTAAGAGTGTGACTGGAGAGCCAGTCGGTGGGATAGTCAATAGTGCTATCTCATTTTTTTATAAAAATAATCGTGCGACTAATCGTAAGTAATCGTGAGTTAATCGTGCGTATTTACTAAGAAGATTAGCTATATAATATAATAAAAATATTATATACGCTTTGTTGGAACGTTAAAAAAGAAAAAAACAATTTATAGTATGATTCAAATTATTTTGTAACTTATTTTTTACTACAGAGGGTAGACTAAAAAAGTCTACCCTATTTTTTATTAGGGGCAAAAAAGCAATAGATACTACATATAGTGCTTGTGTTATTAAAATTCATCATATATAATTAGGCTAATAGGAGGGATATTATGGCAAATGTATTTGATGTAGCATCATATATTTTAGATAAGCTGGAAACTGTAACCACTATGAAGTTACAAAAGCTAGTATATTATTGTCAAGCCTGGTCGCTAGTATGGGATGATGAGCCTATTTTTAGCAATGAATTTGAAGCTTGGATAAATGGTCCTGTATGCAGAGAGCTTTATAATGAGCATAAACATAAATACAGAGTTGATAAGGGAGAATTCGATTATAAAAAATCAAATGAAGAATTGACAAAAATACAAAAAGAAACTATAGATGCAGTGTTAGATTTTTATGGAGATAGAGAACCTCATTATTTAATAGAATTGACACATAAAGAAGATCCATGGAGATTGGCTAGAGGAAATTGTAAAGACGGAGATTATTGCAAAAATATCATTACTAAAGAGTCAATGCTAAAATATTACGGTGGTTTGTAGTGAGTAAAACAAAGAAACCTAAACAAAAAGAAAAGATTTCTCACAAGCAAGCAAAATCTAATCATAACGGAGATTCATTTTATGATAAATATCCTAATTGGAGATTCTCAAAAAGAGATAAAAGTCATGAAAGATGGGGTATTAATGTCGGAGAATTCGATAAGATTTTAGTAGAAAAGTTAGAGTCGTTCGAAACTATGACTTGGAAAGAAATATTAAGTAGTACAGCAGGTAGAAAAAATAATACCAGAAATCATTTTATAGAATGTGATAGGTTAACTACTGAAGCACAAAAACAATTAAAAAAAATAAAACTATATGAAAAAGCTGAAGGGTCTTTTTGTAGTCTTGCATTAACTGGAGAAATACGACTTTGGGGAATTTTAATAGACGGAATATTCGAGATAGTATGGCTAGACAACAATCACGAAGTCTATGAAGTTTCAAAAAAGCATACCTAACAAAAGGGATAATATAATCAAATAGAAACTACATTGGTTTTAAGAGGTAAAAGTTTGAATGATTAATTTCGACTTTTACCTCTTTTTTTATGTGTAAATTGATTTATCAGATGGAAACGACCTCGTGAGAGCGATTATATAAATAGTTTTAATATGTAGAGGTGTGATTATATAACTAAAGCACAAAAAGCTTGTAATGGGTGTGTGAGTTGAGTTTAAATGAATTTGTGTAATTTTTGTAATAAATAGAAATTATTTTGAAGATTTTTTAAAAAAATGTTGACAATATACCTATTAAGGTATATACTATAGTTACAAAGTAAGAAAAAGGTATAAAAAATAGTTGCTAGTTGAAGACCGCGAAATCAACAAACTAACAACTATTAGCTGATATCACTAATATAGTGATATCTCAATTATACTACAAAAATCAAAAAGTATAAAGGAGATTAATCATGAAAGAACTAAAAAAATTAACAGTAGAAGAATTAAGAGAAGTTGCAGAGAGAAAAATAGCAAAGGTTGTGTATATCGCTGATAGATTCAATCTAAGAAAAGCAAACGGAAGCTTAAGCTACTATATTAATTTGAATGAAGGTTTTAGAGAATATTTTTTAGAAAGAGTACAAGATTCGTTCTTCGATGCTATAAGAGAAGAAACAATCGAATTAGAGCAAAAAGAATTAGAAAATAAATTAGAAGAAGATTTAGAAATTTTTGATACAGAAGAAGAACAAGAAGAACTAAGAGATGATTTCGAAGTTGAATGTGATGAAATTAGAGAAAATATGTATGAAAAATGTAACGATGAAATGTTTGAAGAACTAGATCAAGAACAATTAATACAATACATCAATACATTAGAAGATTATAGCTATGAAGTAGTATGTGATATGAGAGATTATAGAAGCGATGAAAAAGAATTAGTATTTTGTTAACAAAAAGATGAAAATATGACGAAAAACAAATAAAAAGAGCAGGTGTTGTACCTGCTCTCCCAAATTCCAGTTTGGTTAGATTTTAATGTTTAAGTAAATTAATTTACTTAATTATAATTACAAATATCTTTACATTCCAATGTGGGTAGATTTTAAAATTTTGTGTAAAAATAGTAATTAAATTACAAATACTTTTACATTCCAATTTGGATAGATTGTAATTACAATTTAATTATATCAAGAATAATAAAAAAGTCAAGGGGGAAATTTTGAAATACAAAACAAGTGAAGCACAAAGAAAAGCTAACGAAAAATGGAAAGAAAAAAACAAAAATCTACAAAAAAAATATGTACTGAAATCAAATTGTAAGAGGTACATCAAAGAATTCGCAGAAATTAGCGATTTAGAAGAGTTAGAAGAAATGATAAAAAAAGCTAAAAAAGACTTGACATAATACCTTAAAAGGTATATAATAAAAATGTAATCAAGAGAGATTACGATAAAAAAAGAAAGAGGTTAGATTTATGGAAGATTTAAAATTAAAAGAAATAGCAGAAGATATTGCTAAAGATTTTGAAAAATTATCAAAGAGTGATCAACAATATGTTGTCACTAGAATGAGCGTTTTTAAAGTATCTCAAGAGGGCAATGAAGAATTTATAAAAATGCTTACAGAAGTTTTTATGAAAAATCAAATGATGGTAAATAGTAAATTATTTACGTTAGAAGTTAAAGACAAAGACACATTACTAACTTATTTAAAAACTTTTATGTATAATGTATTTGCAAATTAATGTCTACTTAGGCAACAAAAGGGCAACACAAAACAACTAAATATTACACACAAATTACACACGATTACACAAATTGTAGTAGTTCTTAATGGTTTAGAACTATATAACAAAATGAGTAATCGTGTATTTTTTAATGCTTGTTTACTCTTGACTAGTTTTATTTGTGATATTCTTTATTCATTTATAGAA